AATCTAAGACTATGAGTCGTAAAGCTTATATGAAGAAATGGAGAGGTCTGACCGATGATGAGGCTCAAGAGGAACTTGAACAGATTGCACTCGAAAGGCAGATACTTGAAGAAAGTTCATTTATAACTAGTGGTGATACTGAGCCATATCCTTCTGGTGGTAATCCAAAAGAAGAGGCTGAGTATATCGAAGAAATCGATATGACTGAAGAATAAGAAAGGAGGATGCCATAATGGCAGGTAATAAGCTAATATTCAAGAATGCTGAAAAGGTGAGGAATGCTATTATGGTATCCCAGAAAAAAGAGATTGCCAAACTCTATGAAGATTGGGCAGATGAGATTGGTGAAAGAGCTAAATACTACTCTCACAAATCCACTGCGAGTGCTCCAATATCTGAGCGATATTACAGAGAATTGCAGAAGCAGTTAAGAGCCACAAGTCAGGAAGTTTCAAATGAGATTTATAAGAAGATTAAGTCGAATATTTATACTGTTGCTGATGCAGTTGTGTCAGATAATGTTAAGTGGCTTGCTGACTTTGGTTTTTCTGCTGATGGATTGAATGCTGCATTTAGTTATGTGCCGAATGAGATTGTGCAGAATCTGGTAACTGGTCAAATCTATGACAGTGGTTGGAGTTTAAGTTCCAGAATCTGGGGTGACAATGAGCAAACACTCAAAGACATCTATCAGGTTATGGCAAAAGGATTGGCTGAGAATAAGCCCATTTATGAGATTGCTAAGGACCTTGAATCTTATGCAAGACCAAGTGCTAGATTGCCTTGGAATTTGCGAATGGCTGATGGTAAGAAAATCTACAAAAAGCAGATTGATTACAATGCTCAGCGATTGGCAAGGACTTTGGTTCAGCATGGCTATCAGCAAAGCTTTATCGCAACTACTCAGAAGAATCCGTTCATCACCGAATATATTTGGAGAAGTAATGGAAGTCGAGTATGTGATTTGTGCAAAGCTCGTGATGGTGTTCATTATAAGAAGACAGAACTTCCTATGGACCACCCGAACGGAATGTGTACTATGGAACCTGTTGTAGCTGAGGATATGATTGACCAGCTTGCAGACTGGTTTAATAGTCCTGATGGTACATATCCTGAGATTGATGCATTTGCCAGTAACTTTGGATATAATCCAGATTAACTCAGATAACCCAGAATGAATTTTAGGATAATATATTATAATTTATATTATCAACAAGAAAGGTTCATTCTGGATTAAATCTGGGGCCTCTGAATAATACACCTCAAAATAAGGTTTTGGATATACTGGAAATAAGTTCGAAAATAATTCAAAAAGTTTTCAAAAAGATATGTACAAATCAGGAAAAATATGGTATAATATATACAAGTGGTTGTGAAGACCGAAACAAAATAAGGAGGAGCATTCAATGAGTAAAATCAATCGAGAACGAATGTCCTTAATGGTTGAATGTGAGGATTGCAAACAGAAGTTTGAGATTACTTCAGGTGAAGCCGCGCACTCGATAACTCACAAGAAAGAGTTCAATGTGAATGGACAATCAATATTCCTTACATATTACGATTGCCCGAGTTGTGGCAGACGCCATTACGTCCAGATTGATGATAAGACATCCCTTAATAAATTGAGAGAAGTTTCTCAACAGTTTGTTAAGTTGTCTATCGCAAAGAAAAGGGGCAAAGACATTCCACAAAAACAATCGGCAAAATTCAAGAAAGCTCGGCAGAACCTGTCTGACTACAGGATGAATCTCATGAAAGAATATACCGGTAAGTTGATACACGACAACGAAACGGATTCTGACTTTGAACTGAGGTTTTCGGTATGAGTCAGGAAAAAGCAATAATCGTGTGTGATGAGTGTAAATATGAGTTTTACTTGGATGCTGTGGGAATACATGAGGCTATCGTTGAATTAAACGGTGTGCCGGTTACCTTAGTTTACTTTGCGTGTCCAAAGTGTAATAAGATTTACCGTATATCTATTCAGGATAGACGTTACTATGAATTAGTGGAGGACCTTGAGAAAACAAAAAAGAGGATACGAAGAAACCATGGTAGCAATAATCAGGAAATGGCAAGAATGCTAAATTCTATGGTATTTAAAAAGAAACAACGTCTTGAAGAATACGTAGATAAAGTGAATAAGATGTTCCCGGGTACGTTTACCTTTGTGGCGTCTGAAAATAATCACAAGGAACAAACTATCAAATATCTACCATGAGAATCATGGAAAAAGGAGGAAAAATCAAAATGGCTGAAGAAACTAAGAACAACCTCACTGATGAGGAAATCGAAGAGAACGAGGACGTTGAGGACCAGGACGATAACAAGGATGATTCTGGAAAGTCCGGTAAAGATGATAAATCTGGTAAGGACAAAGGTGGAGACGACAAGGGCGGTAAGTCTGGTAAGACCTTTACTCAAGAGCAGGTAAACAAGATGATGACCCGTGAAAAGAATCAAGGTCGTAGTGCTGCTCTTAGGGAATTGGGTATTGACCCTAAAGACTCCAAGATGGTTGCAATGATTAAAGCATTTATTGAAAGTCAGAAGACTGATGAGCAGAAGACTGATGAGCAGAAGGCTGCCGAAAAGGATGCTGAAAATCAGACAAAGATGAATGAAGCCGAACGAAGAGCTCAGGTTGCAGAAGCTAAAGTTGAAGCCATGATGCTGGGTGTAAAAACTCAGTATGTGGAAGATGTGGTTGCTCTTGCGCTTACAAAGATAACCGAAGATTCTGACCTGAAGACTATCATCGGTGAGTTCAAGACTAAGTACCCTGTTTGGTTCGGTGAATCCGAAGATGATGAAAAGGGTGGAAAAGACAAAGGAAAAGGTAAGATTGGTCAGAAAGGGACTGGTTCTTCTATTAAGCCTTCTAAAGAAGATAAAGGCAAGGAAGAAAAAGGTCTTGGTGCTCGTCTTGCTGCGCAGCGCCGTGGTACTGGTAAGAAATCCAGCTACTGGGGCAACAACAAATAATATGGAGGTATATAAGAATGCTGAATCGTAGTGGTATTTCTAAGACTACTCTGACTGCAACTAAGCAGATTCTTGCTAATGTTGAGCTTCAGAGTTCTGTTGGTTGTATCGTGCCTCAGACTCTTGGTGTTACCGTAGGCACTAAGAAAATCGTAAAGGCAGGTACCCCTATCAAGGTTGACTTGATGAATCTTCAGACTGCAGCTGTTAAGGCTGACGGTACTACGGCAATGAATGCAGTTGTTCTGCATGACGTTGATGTAACTGACGGCAATGCCAATGGCACTGCTTTGATTTTTGGTTTTGTGAATGTGAATCGTGTGGATTCCGATGTTGCTTCTGCAATCACTACTGCAGTTGGTGCAACTGGTGCTTCTAAGCAGATTACGTTCATGAAGGCGTAAGAGAAGGAGGAAATAAGAGATGACTATTTTTGATTTGATGCAGAGTACTGAACTCGTTGCATATTGGGAAGAGCTAATTCAAGATGAAGCTCCTTATCCTTGTGAGGAATTATTCCCGAATGACAAGAAGAGAGGTATCTCCCTTAAATGGATTAAGGGTTCTAAAGGCCTCCCTGCCGTACTTAAGACTTCTGCTTTTGATGCGCACGCTACTCCTCGTGCACGTATTGGCTTTGATAAGCTCACTGCAGAAATGCCTTACTTTAAGGAATCTACTTATATCGATGAAGAGCTTCGTCAGGAACTCAATCTTGTTCTTGAGACTGGCAACCAAGCTTACATCGATTCTGTCATGAACAAGATTTTTGATGATGAAACTCGTTTGCTCCGTGGTGCTGCCGCTTCTCGTGAGAGAATGCGTATGATGGCACTTACTACCGGTATTATCTCTATGGCTGCAAATGGTCAAAGCTTTACCTTTGACTATGGTGTGACTCATAAGGGCAATGCTGCTGTGTCTTGGTCTGACCATGCTAATTCTGACCCTATTGAGGACATTCGTGTTGCTAAGGAAATAATTCAGGATGAGACCGGTGCTGTTATCACTCGTGCTATGTGTGATGGCAAGACTTGGAGAGACATCCGCAACAACGAAAAGATTAAGAAGGCAATCTTCGTTCTTACTAATGGTGCTGGTGCTGTTTCTGATAAGCAGCTTCGTCAGTACATTATGGACGAGCTTGAAATCGACGTTGTCGTTAACGATAAGCGTTACAAGGACGAGAACGAGGCAACTGCTAAGTTCATGCCTAACAACACTTTTGTTATGTTCCCTGATGGTGACCTTGGTAAGACTTGGTTTGGTACTACTCCTGCTGAATCTGACCTTATGTCTGGTTCTGTTGCGAACGTATCTATCACTGATACTGGTGTTGCCGTTACTACTGTTCAGAAGGTTGACCCTGTTCAGGTTGAGACTATCATTTCTATGATTTGTCTGCCTTCCTTCGAGGCTGCTGACCAGGTTTACATTCTGGACACTACTGCGTAAAGGAGGACTGAACTATGATTAAGATTACGAATGGTGTGAATGTGTTTGAAGTAACAAGAGGCGCCTTTGACGGGATTTATTCTCGTCAAGGGTACAGATTGATTGACGAAAAGACTGAAGCTAAAACTCCTAAAGCTCCTAAGGCTCCTAAAAAGACTGAGGACGAGATTTTTGTAGAAGAGATTCTCGAAAAGCCTATTTCTCAGTGGAATAAGGGAGAGGTAAAGCGTTTTGCAGCTATCAAGGAAATCGACATTTCCGGTACTAAGAACGCTAACGAAGCTAAGGAGATTATCAAGTCTTTCATTGACGGTGAGTAAGAGGTGAGCCTATGACGGATATTGAAAGAATCAAGAAAGAAATACGAGAGGCTCAGTCACCTTATTTTGAAGAGGATGACTTCCAGTTTTATCTGGATAAGAATAATGGTAACGTAACTGCTACCATTTATGAGATGCTTATCATTAAGTCTGAAGATTCTACAATATCTGTCAGTGGTTTATCCACTCAAGATACTTCAGCTTATTTTAAGCGATTGGCATCTCGTTTCAAACCGTTTAATTCTGGCACCCTCAAAGAGTAGGAGGTGCTAAGATGATAAATACCCAGTTTGAAGCATATAAAATCAAAAGAGAGTTAAAACGAAGCGGTATTGATTACGAGTTTAAGAGGTCTGGCGTGAATGACTTTGGTGAACTGGTCGGAGAGCCAACTGTGGTGGGTACAATTCGAGGATTGTATCACGAACAGAATAGCAGTGTCCAAGTTACGACTGGAGACACGACTCAGGTTCGTACAAAGAAAATTCCGATGATTTTGTGTTTGTATGAAGATGCCGCTCGTTTAGTTTTGCAAGTCGGTGATGAACTAAAAATCAACAGCAAAACTCTCAAAGTTACAGGTGTTGTGAATATCCAGGAATGGAACATAATTGCCGATATATCTTTGGAGGTGGTTGACAATGTCGTTCAAGCTTGACTATAATAGCAGCTCATTAAAAAGCAATTTGGATAAGATGTCCACAAAGCTTGGTGCAGTTGTTTTGATGTATTCAGCAACTAAAGCAAGCGAGCTGCAAGCAAAGATGAAAATGAATCGGCCTTGGACTGATAGAACTGGTATGGCAAAAGCTTTGCTGAATGCGAAAGTTTCGCAGCCAAGTCCAACTATAGTTCGTATTACACTTGCTCATGGTGTAGATTATGGTATATGGCTTGAGCTTGCACACGAAAAGAACTATGCGATTATTGCTCCAACAGTTAGAGAGGAAGGTCCAAGAATTGTCGAAGACCTTGACAATCTCATGAGCAAATTGAAACTGTGAGGTGATAAGTATGGTTGATGCAAATTTTGAATATGCTGATTCAAGGTGGCAGGACATATTTAAGCATTTGAAGAAATCAGGTTTTGATGTATATTCGCCTGGAGTAAAAACTGGTGACTGTACAAAGGAATACATCGTTGTGAAGAATGATGGTTCTACAAAGCTGCCGAACTTTAGTACGGATGATGACTTATATGCAGTAATGTGTTATGTGCCTAAGCAAGCATATAGTACACTTGAGCCACTGGTTCAAAAGGTCAAGAAGGTCATGAAGGAGTTAGAGCCTATGATTATGCCGTATGGTAGTCAAACTCCAAGCTATTATGACGATAGCTACAAGGCTCACATGATTAGTATTGAATATAAGAATCACAAGAAAATTCTATAAGGAGGAAAATAACGATGGCTGATATTGTTAAAAAGTCCAAAGCTGAGATTGCGACTATCGATTGTTGCCTTGTTACCATTGAAACCAGTGATGGAGAATTTGGTTTTGACACTGCAAATAAAATTGAAGTTGAGCCTCAGATTGAAGAAGAAGATGCTGTTAAGCTGGTTGTGAAAGGCATTCTTCGTGCTCAAAAGCCGAAGACTACAACCATTACTGGTAATGAGATTACTCTTACTGATAATGTATTCAATCCTGAGCTTGTTCTGATTCTTCAAGGTGGTACTATTAAGTATGACCTGACGGACCCGACCAAGATTATCGGTTATACTCCGCCCGTTGCAGGCTCTTCTGACAAGGGTGAGGTATTTAAGCTGAATGCATATTCTGCTCAGTATGATGCATCTGGTCAGATTGTTCAGTATGAGAAGATTATGTATCCGAACTGTACAGGTGTTCCTGTTGCATTTGGTTCGGAAGATGGTGTGTTCCGTGCTCCGGAGTATACTATCAGCAGTGCGCCTAAGACGGACGAAGCACCTTATGACATCAGTTACGTAGCTGCACTTCCTGAGTTGCAGGCGTAAATAAATAAGAAAGGAAATTGAGAATCATGGATAATAACATGTATGGAAATAATGGAGTTGTGAATGGTCAGTTTGGGGGACCCGTGCAGATGATGCCTCAGCAGAATGCTCAGCAGGTTATGCCGGTGAATTGTGATACTCCTATGAATATCACTACTTTGGCAGATTTGCAGAGCTATGCTGCTGGTACAATCGTTCGTTTCCCCGATTTTGCGGAAGGTCAGCCTTTTGTTGCTCGTGTTCGTAGACCGAGTATGCTTGTTTTGGCTAAGCAGGGCAAGATTCCGAATACGCTTTTGACTGCAGCTGGTGAGCTGTTTTCCAAAGGTGGTGCAGGTATGGATGCCGATAATGAGAATATGCTCTCTGATGTATATGACATTATGCATATTATTTGTGAAGCATCTCTTATACAGCCTACTATGAAGGACATTGAAGATGCAGGTCTTTCCTTGTCCGATGACCAGCTTATGGCTATCTTCAATTACACTCAGAACGGAGTAAAAGCTTTGGAATCCTTTCGTAAAGAGTAAAAAGATTTTGAATGTGCTAGGGTTGGCAAATGCTTATCGTTGCCGCCCTAGCTCTTTGTTAGATATAATTGACCCTTATACAGCATATTGTTTTGATGAAGCTTGTGCTTATATTACTCGTCAAATGGAAGATGGTAAAGAGCCAACTTTCAAACTCAAATTCAAGTCTTTCAAAGATTTGTACAAGTATTATACTGGATAAGTAAGGGAGGTGAGAGTTGTGGCTGTTGATGCTGGTTCTGCCGTTGGTTATCTTGACCTTGATATTTCTGGCTTTTTGACAGGTTTAAGGTCGGCTCAAAGTGAAGCTGATACAGCAAGCAAGAATATCGCAACAAAAATTGGTGGAGGATTAAAGACCGTTGGTGATAAAATGGCGAAAGTTGGCGAATTTGCTACAGCAAGTATAACGACTCCAATTGTCACAGCTGTAACGATAAGTGTTAA